ACATGCCTGGGCGGTTGGCACCGCCGGTACGACATGCCGCCAAGAGCCCCCGGTGGCGCGCAGCAGGCGCGCCGGGACCGAGCAGCTTCGGCTGTCGCGACGCGGGCGTGCGTGTTGCACCCTTTCGCGACCACCTGTGACGCGCCAGTTCACATGGCACTACCGGGAATATCCGGGATTTAGCGGGATCAGCCGGAAAATGGCGGCGGCTCTAGGGCTTCGCTGGGCTTCTGTGCGTCAGCCTTAGGTCGGCGGGCCGCGCAACATCACATGGCACTGGCAGCGCTCGGTGTGCCCCGAAGCGCCGAAATATCGGGGCGGTGATGTCGAAGGCTTGCGTCGTCAGCCCTAGCGTGCGCGCCGGGCAAGAGTTGCGAGAAGGCCGGGGACTCAAGCGAAGCCGCATCCAGCGCGCCAGTTAAGACTTGCCGGAACCCTTGCGGCGTTCCAGGCTCGTTCAAGGCACCGTAACCGAGCTGACGGAACCGTTTTGAATAAGCACAAAAAACGGAGGTATTTCGGCGACGATGTCGCCGTAAGTGATGTGCTCCGAAGTCCTTCCTTTTGATACCGTCGTGCTGAGATTCGACCACATACCGCAACGAGCAAGCAGCTGCGCGCGGGATAAGCCGATTAGGATATCGGGATTGATCCGACAGAGGGCAGCTTGGCGAGCCCTCTCTCGTTGGTCGACGCTAAACGGCTGAGCGTCGGCGCCCAGAGACGGTAGCGCTGAGAGCACAGCAGCACTCACAAATACGACCAATCTTCGCCGCCTCACTGCCGCACCTTCCCGCGTTTGCCGCGCTCGCTCGCGCGTGTCGAACGTGAGCGCCCGATATGCTTCACCTGCCCAGCCGGCACAATGATCCAAATCTCCGAGGACCAAGCGATGCGCGCGCCGATGATCGTGCGCGCGTTAATGCTTTCGAGGTTGAAGGTGTGCGGCTTCGAGCCGGGCATAATGCGCTTGACGAAGCGGTGGCCGTCATAGGTGCGCACCGCGGCGACGCGGCCGATCAGGCTGTCCGTCGCCTGCTGCTGCTCGCGGTAAACGACGATGACATCACCGTCGTCGTATTTCGGCAGCATCGAGTCGCCGCGCACCTGAAACGCGATCATGTCGTCGGGTAGCTGCACGCGCAGCTCGACCTGATCGAGTCCATCCGGCGGCACCTGTTCGTGATCAGGGTCGACCTCGGCGCCAGCGCCGATGTAGCCCATGATCGGCACGACGGTCCGATGCCGTTGTTCATCCGGCCCAGTCTCCTCTTCGTCGGCGAAGAGAATGGCTTGCGCGGTCACCCGCACGCCAGCGGCGCGGAACCGCCGAGCGTAGCGCTCGGCGTCATCCTGCCCGATCGTGCGCGTGCCGGCCTCGTGCGCGCGATACGTCGATTCGGGCCAGTTGTTGCTCAAGGCGGCGTCGCGAGCCGAACGATAACCGGCCTCCTCGCGCGCCGCGGCAAGCCGGCGTCCTTGCGCTTTTCGGGGGTCTTCCATCGCGCCACACAGCGTAGCCGTGGGTTCGCTACGTGCTGTATTGACCATTGCCGCTACCTAATGTAGCGATGTGAGGCATGGGGTTTGCCGCGATCATCGACGCGTTCGGAGGTCCTCTCTCGTTCAGTCGGGAGATCGGCATTCCCGCGAGCCATGCGCGGGCGATGAAGACGCGCAATTCGATCGCGCCCAGGTACTGGCCGGTCCTGATCAGCAAGGCCCGCGATCGGGGCATGTACCTGACCGAGGAAATGCTCGTCGCGATCTATGCGCGACGGTGGCCGCGCGCCAGCGGTTCGGAGGCGGCGTGATGGCATCAGTGTCGCGACCCCTCTTTACGATGTCCGGCACTGTTGCGCAGAGCGCGCATCAACCTGTTGACGCTCGATCGCGGGATGACGAGCGAGACCGCCTTGTGACGCACAGGCTGTGCGCCGTCGCGATTGCTGTCTGTCTCATCGGCCCAGCCGATCACGCGCAGCCAATCCTCGAAGTCGTGCACCTCGAAGTCAGAGGCGAACACATCGACGACCTTCGGGCGTTGCCGCGGGCCGGCCATCTGGGGGCTCCCTCATACAAAATCACCTCGATCACAGCGGCGTTCCCGCGCGCCGTCCAGTCAAAAGCGCACCCACAGCTAGACCAAGGAGGACCGCGCATGCGCGATCTGCTGTCTAAACTTTGCGCCGCGCTCGACAACCATATGGACCTCCACCGCAACTGGCCGGCGGTCGCCGCCTCGATCACGGTGAGCCTCGTCACGGCAGCTTTTATCGCGGTGAACTGGGGGCGCATGTGACGATGCGCGCCAGAGTCCGCGTTCAACCCGCTTTCAACGCCACCGGTGCGCCGGCCTCGATCGGCCGCATAGTGCGCGCCGCGATTGTGGTCGCCGCCTCGGTGGGGCTCTTTGTCGCAGTGATGGCCGGGCTCGGCTCGGCGCACGCCGGCTTCGACGACGGCATGTCACTGCTCAAGGACCGAGCGATGCCGACAATCTCGCTCGCCATTGCGCGGCATCAGGCGGCGAGCGCGTCGACCGCGTGCCTGCCGGCCTCGATCAAGGCCGCGCTCGCAACTGCCGACCGCGCGTGCGGCATCACAGTGATCTCGACGCTCCGCCCCGGCGCGCGCATCGCCGGCACCAATCGCCCGTCCATGCACGCGAGCTGCCGCGCCGCTGATTTCACATCGCGCGACTTCGCCTGCGCCATCCGCGCTCTGGCGAATTGGCCCGGCAAGCTCTCGGTCGATCCGCACCGCGTGCACCCGCCGCACCTTCACATCGACGACGGGCGCTATGCCCGTTTCGAGCACGGCCACTCGCGGCGATATGCCAAGCGCGCGAAGCGGCAGCGCCTCGCCCGCCACCACGGGAGGCGCGGATGAGCCGGCATGTCGTCGCCACGAACTACGACGCCGCGCGCGGCTTCTATCAGGGCACGATCACGTTGAGCCCGCTGCCGGACGGCAGCTTCGCCTTCGCACTCGGCGTCGCCGAGTCGCCGGCAGCGGCGCACCGTTTCGACAGTGCAGCGATCGCGGCCACATTCGCCGCCAATCTCACCGAGCTATGCCGCCTGCTGCCCGGCCACGCGCGCACATGGTTTGCCTTCGAGCAGCCGGAGCCGCCGCGATGAAAACCCGCGACGCCGGCACCATCGACCTGTTTCGCGACTTCGAGCCGAAGCCCGTAGTCGAGCGGTTCGCCGCCGATCAGGTACGCACGCCGTCGCTGCCCGCGCGCATCTCGCTCGCGGTCGCCCAGACGCTCAAGGATCACGGCGGCGACCGCGCCTCGGTCGCCAAGGAGATGAGCGCCTATCTCGACGAGCCGGTCACCAAGGCGATGCTCGACGCCTACGCGTCGCAAGCGCGCGAGAGCCACAACATTCCGGCGCACCGTCTGATCGCGCTCGTGCTGGTGACCGGCGACGCGCGCCCGCTCAACGCGCTGCTGGTCGACGCCGAGCTGATCACCGTGCCGGCGAAATACGAGGCGCTGATCCGGCGCGAGCTGCTGAAAGAGGCCGCCGCGAAGATCGAGCGCGAGACCGCTGCCGCCGATGCCGACTGGAGGGCGAAGCGATGACAGCGCCTGCATTCACACCAGAGCAGATCGCCGCGATGACCAAGGCGGGCCTGTTCGACACTGCCCCGGCGCCGACGATCATCGAAAGCGCGCGAGCACTAGTCCGCCGTGCGCACATCACGGCCGGGCTGATGCAGAGCGTCGCCGACGCGCTCGTGCGCGAGGGTCGATGCGTGCATGCCGCCGAGCTGCGCATCGAGGCCGACAGGCTCCGCAAGGCGAACGACACCACACGCAATGCGCTCGGCTGAACTGGGAATGGGACTGGGGGACTTCACGTGAAGAGCTGGCTATCAGCCGCCGAGATTGCCGCGCTCGCATTGCCGGGGATGCCCGTCACCGAAAGCGGTGTCTGGCGCGCGGCGAAGCGCGGCTGCTGGAGCGGGCGACCCCGCGCCGGCAACGGTGGCGGCGTCGAGTATGCGCTCGACATCCTGCCCGCCGAAGCGCGCGTCGCGTATGTCGGCCGGCATCTCGACGGAATTGAAGTCCCAGCCTCGATCACGCGCGATGCGGACGCGGAGCCCGATGCCGACACGCTGAACGGCGCGGCGACGGAAGCGCGCGACGCGCGCCTTGCGGTGCTCGCCGCGGCCGGGCGCTTCGCCGCGGAGGCCAACGTCGGCAGCAAGCGCGCCGACCGCCACTTCTGCGATCTCTACAACGCCGGCACCGTCACGATCGCGAACTGGATCAGGGCAAAGGTCAAGGCGGTCACGCCGCGCACGCTCGCCCGCTGGCGCTCGCATCAGCGCAGCGGGCGCACCGCGAAGCTGGCGGTCGATCGTGCCGCCTCGCGCCGCAATTCGGGCGTGCTCGACCGCGCGAACGGCGGCGAAGTGAAGACGTACATCCTCGCGCTGCTCGCCAAACAGCCGCAGCTCACCGCGCACCACGTGCGCGATCTTGTCGCTGACCGTTTCCCGAGCCTCACGATCGGCGCGCGCGCGCTGCCGCTGCCGCCGGTGCGCACGTTTCAATACGCATTGAAGGCGTGGCGTCACCTCTACCGCAACGAGCTGAAGCGCGCGCACGACCCGGACGGCTACAAATCCACGGTGCGCTTCGCCGCGCGCGTGGCACGCCCGGCCGATCGTCTCAACCAGCTCTGGCAGATCGACGCCTCGCCCGCCGACGTGCTCACCACGGACGGGCGCTATTCGATCTACATCTGCGAGGACATCTTCTCGCGCCGCCTCGTCGGCATTGTCAGCAAGACGGCGCGCTCCTCGGCTGTCGGCCTCACATTGCGCAAGGCGATCCTCGCGTGGGGCGTGCCGGAGTCGATCAGGACCGACAACGGCTCCGACTTCGTGTCGCGCGAAACCGAGCGGCTGCTTGCCGCGCTCGGCATCGAGCACATCACCGCGCGGCCGTTCGCGCCCGAACAGAAGGGCCACGTCGAGCGCGCGATCGGCACCATGCAGCGCGACCTGATGCGCACGCTGCCCGGCTTCGTCGGTCACTCGGTTGCCGAGCGCAAGGTGATCGAGGGGCGCAAGAGTTTCGCGCGGCGTCTCGGGCAGGATGCCGGCGACGCATTCGAGGTGGCGCTCTCCGCGGTCGAGCTGCAGCAGCGCCTCGACGATTGGTGCGCCGACATCTACGGCCGCCGCGCGCATGGCGGACTCGGCAACCGGTCGCCGTTCGAAGTGGCGGCGAGTGCGTCCGGTGCGATCCAGCGCGTCGACATCCGCGCGCTCGACATGCTGCTGATGCCGGTCGCTGGCACGCGCATCGTCACCAAGTCCGGCCTGCGCATCGACGGCGCGTACTACATCGGCGCGCTCGATGTCGGCGCCGAGGTGATGGTGCGCATGGACCCGGCCGATCTCGGCCGGGTGTGCGTTTACGATTGCGACGGCAACACGTTCCTCGGCGAAGCCGTCTGCCCCGATCTCGCCGGCATCGAGCCGGCGGCCTTCATCGCAGCCAAGCGCGCCGAACAGAAGCGGCGCGAAGATGTGGCGCTCGCGCCGCTGCGCAAGGTGCGCATCCACGCTGCCGACATCGCGCCGGCCATTCATCGTCAGGCGCTTAAGAACGCGGGCGCTCTCGTCGAGTTCCCGAAACGATCGGAGGCGCACGAGACACCCGCGATTGCGGCCGCGCGTGCGGCAGCGGATGGCGGCGACCTCGCAGCCGTTCACTCGGCCGAGGTCGTCGCTCTCCACGCGCAGCTGCTCTCTGAAGCGGCATCGCCCGCCGTGATCCCGCTGCGCACCGAGGAGACGGAGCATCAGCTCTGGAACCGCGCGCGCGAGATGGAAGCGGCGCTTGAGCGCGGCGAACACGTTCCCGCGGATGATCTGTTGTGGCTCGGCGGCTTTCGCCTCGGGCCCGTCTATCGCGGCTTTGCGGAAACCTACGGCGTTCCCTTGCGTGCGCAAAACGAACAACGCCCGGCGTTCGAGGCCGGGCGCTGAACAGCAACTTCCAAATCAGCAGAGGACGAAACCATGTCGAAGAACGCAAGCCCGGTCAACGGTCCGGTCGCACTCAAGAACGTCGCCTCCTTTATGGCGATGGCGAAGCGCCTCATCGATCGCGACGCGCATTTGCCCGGCCTCGCGGTGTGCTCATCGCCATCCGGCTACGGCAAGACCTGGGCGTCGATCTTCGCTCAGAACAAGACGAACGCGATCCGCGTCGAGGTCGGTGACAGCTGGACCCGCCGCACGCTGGCCCGCGCAATCCTGAAGGAGCTGGGCGAGCCGACCAAGGAGCGCATGCCGGTCGCCGACATGGCCGAGAAGATCATCATCGCGCTCGGCGAGGAAAGCCGCCTGCTGATCGTCGACGAAGCCGACAAGCTGGTCGACCGCGGCATGATCGAGATCGTGCGCGAAATTCACGAGCACTCCGGCGCGCCGATCATCCTCATCGGCGAAGAGCGGCTGCCGGGCAAGCTGCTCGCCTACGAGCGCGTGCACAACCGCGTGCTCGACTGGATGCAGGCGCAGCCTTGCGACATCGACGACGTGAAGACGCTGGCGGTCGCATTCGCGCCGAAGCTCGCGATGACCGACGAGCTGCTCGAAGCGATCCGCACGGCTTCGCTCGGCCGCGCCCGCCGCATCGTGGTCAACATCTCGCGCGCCGCCGAGTTCGCCCGCAACAAAGGCATCGCGACGCTCGGGACCGACAAGTGGAAGGGAGAGTTCTACACCGGCGAGCCGCCGCACCCGCGCGCGGTGCAGCCGTTCGCCAAGGCCGCCTGAAATGGCGCGCCGTCCGCTCCCCGAGATGGCCGCGCTCTCCGTTCGCATCGCGCGCGGATGGGAGGGCTTCTGGGCCATCATGCTCCGGCTCGACACGCTGGGACCGTTCACGGTCTCGGCGATCGACGCCGAGGGCAACAGCGACCGTGCGGACGTGGCTCAGTATGTGCGGCGCCTCGTCAAGGCCGGCTTTCTGCACATCATCAGGACCGGGACCGCAGCCCGCCCGGAAAAACTCTACCGGCTCGCGCGCCGGCCGAGCACGGCGCCGCGCGTGCGGCGTGACGGCTCACTCGTCGGGCCGTCGCTCCAGCAGCGCGTCTGGACCGCCGTGCGGTCGCAGCGCGGCGGCTTCACCGAGGCGGACATTGCGTTCGCGGCCGGCGACGACAAGCCGCTGCCGCGCCCCGCGGTGTCGCTCTACATCCGCCGCCTGCTGCGCGCCGGCTATCTCGCGCCGCAGGGCGAGGGCTTCCGTCTCAAGCCGGGCATGAGCACCGGGCCGCGCGCGCCTTCCGTGCATCGGCTCACGTTGCTCTGGGACCCGAACATCAAGCGCGTGGTGGTGGGCGATCACGTCGCCGAGGAGGCTGCATGAGAGAGAGCAAGCCTCGCATCGGCAAGAAGTCGCAGACCGATTTCGTCGCCAAGGCGCGCGCCGCATGGGGCGACGCGTTGCCTGACTGGGTGCTGGCGCTCGCCGAGGAGGTGAACGCCACGATGGGCCGCACCGCCGCAAAGCGCATCGGGCTCTCGCCCGCGCTCGTCTCCTACGTGATCTCCAACAACTATCCGGGCGACATGGAGCGCGTCGAGCAGAAGGTGCGCGGCGCGCTGATGGGACTCGTCGTCGCGTGTCCCGTGCTCGGCGAGATCGGCCGCGACCGCTGCCTCGACGAACAGAAGAAAAACTTTGCCGGCACGTCGTCCATCCGCGCGCGTCTGTTCAAGGCGTGCCGTGGCGGGTGCCCGCATTCACGCATCACCGTCCGGGAGAAAGCCTGATGCTCAGTCAAGACCTGTTGTCGCTTCGAAGCTGGTTCGACACATGCCGCACCGGCCAGCAGACGATGACGCCGCAAGGCGCTGAAAAGTTCTCGCGCGCGATCGGTGCCTGCTTTGCGCAGGCGGTCGCGATGGAGAACGCGCCGCTCGCCGCGATCGTGCCGTCCGATGCCGACGTGCCGCAGCAGAGTATCGAGGAGCTGATCGATACCGCGCGCATGCTGGCGAACACGACGAACATCGTGATGCTTTCCTTTGAGCGCCCGTTGTGGGGACGCGAAGGCGGCGTCACGTGAGCGCCAAGCCCGCTCCCGTCGTTATCGATCCGGTGGCGGCAGCGGAACGCGTGGCGCGCAACCCGCGGCGCGAGGCATTGCGCGTTTCCACCCTTGAGACCGTCGCGATGGCGATGCGCCTGCTCGCTCTCGAAGATGTCGCCGCGGACACGGCCCAGCTGCTCGATCGCTGCGAGACCGCGCAGACGTTCACCGCCGATGGGCCGACAGCGCGCGAATACGCCGCCGGCACGCGCGAACTGATGGGCACCATCGCGAGCGCGCTCGCCGCGCTCGGCTACGCCACCACCGAAGAAGCAACCGAAGAAAAGGAGACCGTTCAATGAGCGTTCAACCGGGCACAACACCGACCCTTGGAGAGGTCGAGCAAGCACAGGCGGCTCTCGCCGCGGTCGGCGACGGCATCGTCATCGTCGGCAACGAGCAATTCATGCGCGACGGCGGCGGCCGGCTGGTCCCGCTCGCCGTGGTGAAGGAGCAGCACAAGCTCGAAGACCAGACGGTGCGCAACATCATCGGCTTCGCCACCGGGCTTTCGGCGCAGATCGCCCGCTTCCGCGGCCACACCTTCGACGACGTGACGAGCTTCGTCGAGCTGCTCGCCGAGAAGTATGACGGCAAGCGTGGCGGCACAAAGGGCAACGTCACGCTCACCAGTTACGACGGCCTGCTCAAGGTGCAGGTCCAGGTACAGGACCTTTTCACCTTCGGTCCCGAGCTGCAGATCGCCAAGGGACTGGTCGACGCGTGCATCACGTCGTGGGCGGAAGGCATCCGCCCCGAAATCCGCGCGCTGGTCGAGCACGCGTTTCAGGTCGACAAGGAGGGGCGCATCAACCGCGCCGCTCTGTTCGCGCTTCGCCGCCTCGACATCGAGGACGATGGATGGCGCGCCGCCATGAAAGCGATCGGCGACGCGATCCGCATCATCGGCTCGAAGGAATACGTGCGCTTCTACAAGCGCGCGAACAACCGCGCGCCGTGGCAGCCGATCACCGTCGATCTGGCGAAGGCGGTGTCATGAGCAACACCGCAGTCTCGCGCAGCACGATCTACACGGGCCGCAACGTGCGCGGCCGGCTCACCATCCCGCCGCATGCCCACCCGCTCGTGCGCCGGCTGTTCGAGGAACTGAACGATCAGCGGACAACGCTTGAGGAAGTCGCGGGGCGCACCAGCCTCGGCGTCGACACGATCCGCTTCTGGGCGACGCGTCACACGCCGCGCATCGACACGTTCGAAGCCGCGCTCAACGTGGTCGACCTTGAACTCGTCATCCGCAAGCGGCGGACCGCATGGAAGGGCAACGCATCATGAGCGAGACCTTCAGCGTGACGCCGCGCCAGCGCGAGGCGTTCGGTTTCATCGTGCGCTACATCGCGGCGCACGGGGCTGCGCCGTCGTATGACGACATCAAGGCCGCGCTTGAGCTGCGCTCAAAGTCGAGCGTGAACGGCCTCGTCACCGCACTGGTGCGGCGCGGTCTTCTCAAGAAGCTCGGGCGCTCGCAGCGATCGCTCACCCTCGTCACCGAGCCGACCGCAGCTCTCCCCGCTCACATACAAGCGCGACTGGCGGTCTACTGCACCGATCACGATGAGCGTTTCGAGGATGTGCTCGCTGATGCGGTCGAGCTGTTTCTCGACGATCGTCGCGGCGATCTCGCGCGGCAGCACGAACTCGACGTGGAAACCGCCCCCAGCGCGGGGGGGGGGGTGATCGATGACGCGGCCTAGGTCCGGGGGGGGGGCATGAATACCGCTGCGAGCAACGCGGACGCGCTGATCAAGGAAGCGCGCCGCTCGCATCCATCAACGCGATGGCTCGTCTACGAGCGCGTCGCGCGCGACTTCGGCGAGGGCTTCGCCGCGGTCGTCAAGCAACAGGTCGAGGACGCGGAGCGGCGACGCGGCCAGCGAACGCCGCGCGCGCAACGCAAGGGAGGCGAACGTGCCAATCACTAATGAACTAGGCTGGACCGATCCACGCGTCGAGATGCTGAAGAAGCTGCAGGCGGACGGTCTGTCGTGCAGCCAGATTGCCGGCGAGCTTGGCGGCGTCACGCGTAACGCGGTGATCGGCAAGCTGCACCGCCTCGGGCTGGCCGGCGCCGGGCCTCAGCGCCCCGCGCGCGTGCGGGCGCCGCGCGCGCCACGGCAGCCGCGCCAATTGAAAGCGCGCACGCGGGTCGCGGCGTTGTTCTGCGAGCCCGTGCCCGAAGTGATCGAGGCCGACATCCCGATCGCGCAACGCTGCACGCTGCTCGAACTCAACGGCGAGAACTGTCACTGGCCGATCGGCGACCCCGCTTCGCCGGAGTTTTTTTTCTGCGGCGGCAAGGCGCCCGAAGGCTCGCCGTACTGCGGCTGGCACGCGCGCATCGCCTACACCGCGCCGCCCGTGCGCCGCGATCGGCGTCCGGCCTCATACGAAACTGCACAAGGGAGGTGGACATGACCGGCGGCGCGACACGCGACCAGCTCGCCGCGATCCACTCACTGGCGAAGCGCGCCGGCATGGACGAAGAAACCCGCCGCGATTTCATGGAGCGCGAGACCGGGCATCGCTCGGCGAAGGACATGAGCATCGCGGCGGCCGGGCGCGTCATCGAGAAACTGAAGGAGGTGACCGGCCAAGGCGCGTCGCTTCAGCGCGGCGCGGTCGCCGGCCTCGGCACGCCTCTCGGCGGCAAGCTGCGCGCGCTCTGGATCGCCGGATACAATCTCGGCCTCGTGCGCGATCGGTCCGACCGCGCGATGCTCTCCTTCGTCGAGCGGCAGACCGGCGTCTCGCACACGCGCTTCTTCACCGAGCCGCAGCAAGGCACGGCCGCGGTCGAAGGATTGAAGGGCTGGCTCGCGCGCAACGGCGTCGCATGGCCCACCGAGAAAGACGACAGCGATGCACTCGCGAGCCGCCGCGCCATCATCGACGCGCAATGGCTCAAGCTGGTGTCGCGCGATGGCAAGCTCGCCTTCGTGTCGACCGACCCGCTCGGCGGCCTGTTGCCGTTCGCGGCGAAGGCGGCCGGCAAGATCGGCGCGTTCAACTGGTCGACGTTCTCGCCGCGTGATCTCGATCAGGTGCAGGCCGCGCTCGGCCGCAAGCTGCGCGCCGCAATGTCGGGCCGCAGCCGGCGCGATCACGCGGAGGTGGCGGCATGACGCACCGTTGCCCGGTCGCGAGCTGCACGATCGGTGTGCCGCAGTACATGTTCATGTGCTCGCGGCATTGGAGGATGGTGCCGAAGCCGCTTCAAGCCGCGGTCTACGAGTCGTACCGCCGCGACGGGCGGCCGGGTGAGAACCATCGTGAGGCGGTGCGTGTCGTCGAGGCGGCAGAGAGCGGGCGCGCTGCGCTGCAGCTTCCGGCCGGCATGAAGGCTCTGACGATCTGGCAGCCGTGGGCGTCGCTGATCATCCTGCAGGCCAAGCCGCACGAGTTTCGCCGCTGGAAGTTTACCGACAAGCCGCATCTCGCGAAGCTCGTCGGGCAGCGCATCGTGGTGCATGCCGGCGCTCGCGCGGTTCGCGTCGGCGAGATCGACGACATTCTCGCCCGGATCGACGAAGGCGAAAGCGCCCTCGATGTGTCGATCGCAAAACCATTCCTCGTCGCGCTCCGTGAAGCGCGGGCACGCAAGGAGGTCGGCGCGGCACCGCTCGCGGCGGCACTCGGCACAGCGGTGCTCGGTGAGCCGCGCAACGTCGTCGATCTTTTCCGTGACGTGATCGCCGACAGCGATCGGCTGGACCATCACATGTACGGCTGGCCGCTGACCGACGTGCGGCCGTTCGCTGCGCCGATGCCGGCCGCGGGCGCGCAAGGCTTCTGGAATTGGTCATGAAGGAGAGCCGCATG